GGAATAGGAGGCGGCGGCAGTGCTCTTCCTGCAAGTATTGACACGTCTGCAACAGTTGGCAATATTAAATCTTTAATGTCTGCCATTAATGACCTAGGTGGAAAAGCTGCTGGTGCGGCAAGTCAAATCAAAAGCAAAGCTAGCAGAGCTTTACGGGAGGTAGGCGATTTTATATCTGGTGAAGGCAGATACGACGGCGGATATGGCGGCGGCGGCTTGCCTCCTAGGAGCGGCGGTGGACCGTTTGCTGGCGGTGGTGGTAATCCACCAATTCCGCCAAGGGGTACGGAACAGACTATTAACTTTAGAACAAATGCGTCTGAAATATCACAAGAAATTAAAAGAGTTCAAGATGCAATAGTTAAAACTGTTCGAGCTAGTAAAACAAGCCTTAAATTAACACTTGATACCAGTAAGCTTGACTCAGGTATTAATGCAAGTTTTAATAAATTGAATAGAGTAATCAGTTTGGCTCAAAAACAATTAAATAAATTACAAATTGGTGGCGCTGATTTTAATGCACAAGCTGGAATTGTAGGATCGCTGGAGGGAAAAAGAGAACGAGGAGAAAATATTTCTAATGCAATTCGCTTAAAAGCTCAAGCGGGTGCGTTTGAACCTGGCTCTTTAATGCGCGACCAGAAAGTATTAGAAGCAATGCGCATTGAAGCGTCACAAATTAGACCTGCCACACAAGAATGGATTAGCTTGCAACAACAAATTGCGCAAGCAAATCTTGAGCTGCAAAAAAGTGATCAGCTTGCTGAAAATATTCAACTCACTCAAACTCTTGGGGCTCTAGAGCCAAATAGCTTAGCTGGTCTAGAAACTAAACTAACAATATTAAGAAATAAAGCAAGGGATATTAGACCTGATACAAAAGAATGGAAAGCATTAAATAAGGAAATTCAAGACATTGAAGGAAATATAGCTAAAGCTACCAAGCGGCGAATGGGAGGAAAAGAGCGGCTTGGAGCAGCAGGTGGCGCTTTTCTGTATGGTGGAGGTTTAAGTGGTGGTGCTGGCAGTGCTATAGGTGGTATTGGTGGTGGTTTGATAGGAGGCGTACCTGGTGCATTCACTGGTGCTGCCATTGGTCAAGCGGTAGATGACTTGGGCAAGATGACTGCTGCAATGACGGAGCAAGCAACAGTTATTAAGAAATTAAAATTAGGACTTGCTAGTGCTTCCAATGATTTTGGTGATTTTGCAGCAGCAAATCAAGAAGTCGAAAGAATTTCTAATAGTCTTTTAATTCCACTAGAAGATGTATATCGTAAATTTACGCAATTGAGAGCTAGTACTGTTGCTCTTGGTATAGATACAAAGACAACAGGACAAATGTTTGAGGGAACTGCCGTTGCAGTATTAAAAGCTGGCGGCAGCATGGATGATGTTGATGGTGCAATGAGAGCAGTTGTACAAGTATTTAGTAAAGGAAAACTTACAGCAGAAGAACTTAGAGGTCAACTTGCAGAAAGATTGCCTGGCGCTGTAGTGGAATTTGCTAAATCAGCAGGAATGTCGGTGCAAGAACTGGATAAAGCTTTTGAAGCGGGAACGACAAGTATAGAGCAATTTATTGTATTCCTTAAAGGGAAATCAAAGGAAGGAGCCGCCTTTGTAAAAGAAATGGAAACAAGTACTGAATATGCTGGCGCAAGAATGAACAAAAAATTTGAAAAACTCCAAATTACCATAGGACAAGCATTTCAACCAAGTGGAGCGGCATTTCAAGATTTTGCAACAGGAGTGATAGGTTTTATTGATAAAATGATTGCAAAAGCAATAGAATTTAAACTTCTTCAGCCTGGTAGTGATTTTTACGAAGCAAAGGCTTTGAGTGAAGGAGCCGCTGGCATAGGAAATTTAAAAAAAGATTTATCAAAGGCCACGAAGAGTCGGGAAAATGCAAAAGGATTTCTGGATAAAACAGGAATGAATTTTGCAAAAGATAACCTTCTACCTAAATCTCTTATGACGTTCATGGGAGATATTGGTAAAGGACTTGACTCGGAAGTAAATAATATGACAAAAGCATTGAAGACTCTTGAGAAGCAACAAAACCTAACTAAACAACGCGACAAAAGCAAAAGGGCAGAAGCATTAGATGAAGAACAAAAAAAACGAGCATCAACTTTTCTTGATGTTATTGAACGTCGCGAAGAATCATTAATCCAAGCACGAGAACAACATGAAAAAGATATTTCTGATATCAGGCAAGATGCAATTAAGCAAGTTCAAGATTTAGAAAAAAAATATCAAGATCAACGTTTACAAGCAGAACGGAATTTAGGGAAAGCCCGTCGAGATTTAGTATCAGCGCAAGAAGAGGGTGGATTCTTAAACCGAGAAATAAATGCCTCTATTACCGGTGAAGATCCAGAGATAATTGATGCCGAAAGACGAGCTGCGGCAATAAGCAAGAAATACACTGAGGAAAATATAAGCATAGAACAAGCAGCCCAAGATCGTCAGATTGCATTATCTCAAGATTTAGAAAATTTTAAACGCATTAATGCCGATGCAATTAATAAAGCAAATCAACGGTATGCTATAAATATTGGGGAAATTCAAAAAAACTATGCAAAAAGTGTTGCTAAATTAATTCAAGAAGGAAGCAACAGTGGTGCAAAAAGTTTAGCGGCGGCTGGCAAATTAATAAATGCATATATTAATCAAGCTGTCGCGCAACAAAGCATTACGACTATGGTTGCAGGTGGAATCCAGAAGCATGAAAAAGGATATTTAATACAAGGGATGGTGGGCAGCGAGCAGAAGATACTTGATGCGGCACTAGAAGGAACAAACAACAATGCTAATTCTGCATTATTCCTTTCACTCAAGAAATACTTTGCAGCCACCAAGAGCATAGAAGCACTATTAAGTCAAACAAATATTGCAAACCCTGCAACTGCTCAATCATCGACAGTAGCTTCTACTACGGTGTCCACCGCAGACTTAGATGCAACCGTAGAAAGAGCACAGGTGCCATTAAAGAACATGGGCAAACAAATAGATGATGCAAACAAAAAATTAAACAAACAAGACAATCTTTTCAATAATATTAGTCAAGAAATACTGGATGTAACTAAAAAATCAAGTGATAATGTAATACAATTACAAAAAGCAAATGAATTGACTCGGGAAAGATTAGCATTAATGCGACAGGGCGTGTTGCCTGCTTTAGCTGAAGAGGCAGCAGATCTTGAGCGCAATAATAAATTGCAAATAAAAACTTTGGACAATTTCTCTAATAAAATAAAAAAAACAAAAGGGCTTTCAGAAGAAGATATTAAAAAATTAAACTTGCAAGTATCTGGAGCGAAAACAGTGGTAAATGCAGACAAAGAAGCAACAAAAGCAAGCCAACAGATAGCTAGAGACCAAGCTGCAGCAGAGACGAGCGCAACATTAAGAAGGCAAGCTTCTTTTGAAGGTGCTGGACTTAAGGCTGGATTCACGGGAGAAGCCGCAACAGTTTATCAGGAACAATTATTCAAGTCTGTTAGCCCTGCAGAAGCAGAAGAGATGGCGCGATCAACTGATGCATTAAGAGTTAAACGCGAAGCAGTTCAAGCAATAGAAACTTCAATATTATCGCTAGGAACTTCGTTCTCTTCAGTGTTTAAAGGAATGGTTAATCAAACCATGACTAATCAGCAAGCACTGGATACATTGCAGCAAGGATTTGCTTCATTCTTCCGAAGCATTGGGGATTACTTTTTAGATATGGTTTTAAGAATGATTGCAGATGCTGCTAAATTGGCAATCGTTAAAGGACTGCAAAACATATTCAGCATGTTTGGCCCCAAACTTCCCGGAGCTGCAGCCGAAGAATTTCCAGCTCCAAAACTGGGACCAGGTTACGCCAACGGAGGCATCGCTTTTGGCGGCTTCACTGCGTTCGCTAATGGCGGCGTGATCACAGGCCCTACGCTGGGCCTCGTAGGTGAAGGTCGTTACAACGAAGCCGTTATTCCACTTCCCGATGGTAAAAGCGTTCCAGTGCAGCTTGCCGGAGGCTCAGAAGGCACATCAGCCCCCATCAACACTAACATTGTTGTTAACGTTAAAAATGGACAGTCCGATAGTCAAGTCACTGGCAATCAAGGCAATCAGCTTGGTCGTGAAATTGAAGGAGCCGTTCGGCAGGTGATCTTAAAAGAAATCCGTCCAGGCGGTATTATTTACAGCTCTCGTTAATTTTTTTACCATGGCCCAACCCACTTTTACTATTAATGTTGCATACGGCTTAACAGCACGGCGTGGCACAAGATTGCGACGAGTTAGTTTTGGTGATGGTTATGAACAGGTGGTGCCGGATGGGCTCAATAGTGATATTCGTAAGTATGATATACAGACCATACCAATCACCGATGCACAAGCCGCTGCCTTAGACGAAGACCTAGCCGATCTTCAAGGGGATTTCTTTTATTCTCAATTCAAGCAAGATGATCAAGCATATAAATATCGTCTTGATCCTAATGAATGGAGCTGGCAATGCCTGGGTCCCAATTCAAATGTTATTTCTTTTGCAGTTAAACGTCATTATGATTTCAGGAGCTAATCATGACAATTCAACAAGATGTTAAAAGTAGCTGGCATGATGCTATTGTGCAATTGTTTGAGCTTGATATTTCTGTAATCACAAAGAATGCAAATGATAAATTTTATTTTACCAGTGACATTTTTCCTGATGGCACAAAAATTGTATGGAAAGGACAAGTTTATGAACCATTTCCAATTAGTGCAATTGGATTTGAAACTACAACTAGAGGTACAATTCCTCGGCCTGAATTAACAGTGGCCAATGTACTTGGGACGTTAGCACCAATTACTAGCGCTTTTGATGATTTGATAGGAGGTAAAATTATTAGAAGAAGAACATTAGGCAAATATTTAGATAATGGTATCTCTCCTAATGCGGCAGAAGAATTTCCTTTAGATATTTTTTACATTGAACGCAAAACTAGCGAAACAAGCCTATCTATTACTTGGCAACTATCTAACAAGATTGATTTAGAAGGCTTGCAATTACCACGTCGTGTTATCACACAAAATTATTGTCTATGGAAATACAGAAGTAGCGAATGTAGTTATGTAGGACCGCCTATTGCTGATGATCGAGATCGACCAATTTCTGGTGATGGATCAGGAGGATCTCAAAATTTCATTAATGCTAGCAATGCATTGCAAGCTGCCAGGACTAGGCAAAGGCAAGTTCAATCATCATTGAATTTGGCAAAAGGGCAGGTGCTTTCTAACTGTGAACCCACCAACCTTCCAAGTCTTTTTGGCTATGGAAGCCTAATACCACCTCATAGTTTTTCTATTGTTGTTAGTGGTCAGCCATTATTTGGCATAGTAGAAGGTAATGTTGTTGATATAAATAGTTCATCCGCAATGCATCGACCAGGAGATCGATTATCAACTGATCAAATGGTACTAATACCAGACGACAATGCGTTTGGTCCTGTATATCAAATAGATTTATTTGCATCTGGAGTTGTTACATCTGGTGAACCTAATCCTCCATTAGTAAATACCGAATCCTATTATTCCGAAAGTTTTCCTGTTTCCTATGCTTTCCCGATTACAGACCCTGATATTCCTGGAGGTAATAAAAATAATTTACCGCTTTTTGCTATTGTTAGCGGTCAAACCGTTTCTCTTGTAACCTCAGGGGTTGGTTACCGCCGAGGCCCGCGACGCAAAGAAATGATAAAAGGAATTTGTGGTATTGATGCGATTGATTTCTCAGGTACAACTTGCGCTGATTCTCAAGCTGCTGTATCGGGATTAACAGTAGACCTTGCTACTGCAAATAGCCAATTGCAAAGTGCTCAATCGGCATACAATGCTGCGCTTGCTGCATTACCATCTGGTAGTACTGTTTTTGATCAAGACG